AAATACTCAAAAGCGGAGTTTATAAGGGATAATTTTAAAGAAGTAAAGATTGGTATATTTTATAAATTTAAAGAGGAATATAACGCCTTAAAATCGATTTTAGGCGATAAGTTAACCGATAACTTGGAGGAGTTTAATATAAGCGACAAATGGATTGCTTTGCAGATTGTAAGTGGCAGAGAGGGAATCAGTTTAAAAGAGGCAAAATATTTAGTTTATTATAATATTGACTTCTCTAGTGTCAGTTATTGGCAAAGTAGGGATCGACTTACTACAATGCAGAGAAAAGAAAACGAGATATTTTGGTTATTTTCAAAAGGAGGTATTGAATATAAAATTTATAAGACCGTTTTGCAAAAAAAAGATTATACACTTAACCTATTTAAACACGATGCTGGAATCAAAAATACAAACCAAAATAAAAAAGAAGTTGGAAGAAAAGGGGTTTTTAGTCGTTAAGCTAATTAAAACTTCCTGCAATGGAATCCCAGACTTAATGTGCCTTAAAGATGGCAAAGTAATTTTTATAGAAGTTAAGCAACCAAATGGCGTTTTATCTGAATTACAAAAATTAAGAATTAAGCAATTAACGGATCTCGGTTTTGAGTGCAAGGTCTGGACAGACTACGAATGCGATTTTATGTTAAATAATTAGTTCAATTAAAAAATTCTTTTAATATTTGCTCAAACATTAAATTTAAACATTATGACAAAGCAATTTTTTATCTGGACACAAGAGAACCAACACTCTGAAAATTATTACCGAACCGAGCAGCAAGCTAAATTAAGAGCAGAGTTAAAAGGTTTATACAATTACGAAATTAGAGAAGTTTACACATTATGATTTACAGAGGTTACAACATCGAAAGGGATTATACTTCAAGTGAATTAACATTTGATTTTTTTTGGGAGCAATCTTATATGGGAACTGGAACGAGTATTGAGCATTGTCAAAAGCAAATTGATCGTTTATGGATTATAGAAGCCTCAATTTAACATCAACGCCTCAACTTTCAAAGTTGGGCAGACCTTACCGCTTATTAAGTATTGGTAAAAATTTACAAATGTCAAGTAAATGGATCAATAAACTTGAGCATTGGCATTGGTATTATGTTTTTATTTATACGGATGACAATAGCTTTTTTGGATTTGAGTTTGATTATTACGATAAATTTGTACAGAAGTTTAACCACGAGCAATCGTTAAAATTATTTAAAAATGGCTGATATAAGTAAATGCTCCGACCACCTTTGCCCCTCAAAAACTATTTGTTATCGATTTACTGCGCCAGCAGACAAGTTTAGACAAAGCTGGGTAAATACTAATAGAGAGGCGGATGCTTACAACTGCGATCTATTTTGGCATAATGGTATTTGTAAATACTGCGGACAAAATGAGGGAAATCACAAATTAAGCTGCGCCAGTCACAAAATATTAATTAACCTTTCACAACAAGATAAACCCTAAATTTTTGGGTTTTTATAACAACAAAAAGTAATATGAGTTTTGAAGATTGGTTAAACGGAAATTATCCGTACAGAAATAGGAATTACAGAAATGAAAAATTGTACGGCAAAAGCAAATATGATGAAACTTATTTGTACAATGAATTATTAGAAATTTTTAAAAAAGAAATTATGATTCCATTACATTACCCGCAAAAATACGATGTTATCGACTTCGTGAGCGACAATAGCCTCAATTTTAACGAAGGAAACGTTATTAAGTACATAACACGTGCCAGAAAAAAAGGAACGCATTTAATAGACCTAGAAAAGGCACTCGATTATATCCAACGAGAAATTAAAATAGTAAGAGAAAAAGAACTTAAACAAATAGAAAAATGATTGCAGTACTGACCACAGACACAAAAATATTTCAACTTTACCTACTTCAAGAAAACCTAACCTTTGCCGATGCTAGACAAATTTGCCGAAAATCCGATTTAGATGGCACCATTTATGATGATATAATTGATTTAGATCCAAAGTCAAATGTTACCGACTGGGTACGAGTAAGAATAAAAAGCAAAACATTAGAATGTTAATAATATGTTAAAGTTTTAATTTTGTTTGCATAATCAAAATAAGGTTGTATATTTGTACTCAGATAACAACAATTAAAAAACAAACATTATGACAACTATTCAAAAAAACACCGTATTAAAAGCTACTTCAATTTGTGATTCAAACTGCGTATGGTTTGCTAAAGTAATTGAGCGCAAAGGAAATTTTGTTATTGCAGTAGTTAATAATGAAATTGTACGTAAAAAAGTAAACGTATGGAATGGAGAAGAATATGTTTATTTATTAGGTAAATATTCAATGGCGCCAATATTTAAAATTCATAATTAAAATGGCACAACTACTAAAACCCAACCGCTCCGATAACAGGGGCGGTTCTAATCGTAATCAAGGAGCAAAGCCGAAGTATAACGAGCCGACAACAACAATCGCCTTTAGGGTGCCTTTATCTTTAGTAAATGAAATAAAAATACTCGTAAAAGAACAACTTAAAGAAAAATTAAATACATTTGATATGTGATTGAACAACTTGCACAAAAAGATAGCGACTGGCGATTGATGGCTTTCAAGATTACGAAAGACAAAGACCTTGCTGACGATATCGTGCAGGAGATGTACTTAAAAGCGCACACGTTCAAGAATATAAATAATTCGTACATTTACACAATCTTACGAAACTTGTTTTACGATAGTTTAAAGACAAAAGAAATACTAATTGATGACTTTACAAGGTTTGAGATTATTGATGATGAATACGTTACGCTGCCAGAGTTTGATGAAATTTCAAAGCGGTTAACGTGGTACGAAAAAACAATGTTTGTTTGCTCAACATTAGAGGGGCAACGACCATTCTCAAGGCAAACAGGCATACACATTCAAACAGTTCACAGAATTAATAAAATGGTAAAAGAGAAATTAATATGCGTAGTAAAAAACCAAAACTCGGAACAATAGTAAAAGAGATCACAGAGGCAGTCGGAATTAAGCAATGTGCCAAATGTGAGGACAGACAATTCACAATGGATAAATGGACACATAAAAAGCCAATTTGTAAAATCGATTGTAAAGACTGCGAAGCGTTTAATAGTGATAATCCTAATATCCCAGCTTTATACTTAAAATACTTCGGATTGGATAACACCAACACCAAAAGCGAAAAGGTTATGGCGATAATGGTAAAAGATTTGAATAAATTGTTTAACGATGGGGAGAACTAAATACATAGAAACACCCGAAAAGCTAAAAGAGTACTTCCATTGCTATCAAAAGGAAACTAAAAACAATCCTTTTATAGTTAAAGATTGGGTAGGAAAAGATGCTTTAGAAGTGTACAAAGAAAAGGAACGACCTCTAACTATTGAGGGGTTTGAATGTTGGTTAGCAGATAATGATATTATAGAAGATTTGGGAGATTATTTAAAGAATAAAGATAACAGATACTCCGATTATGCACCCATCTGTTCATATATCAAAAAACACACACGTAAAGATCAAATCGAGGGCGGTATGGCTGGAGTGTACAATCCGAGCATAACGCAACGATTAAACGGACTAACAGAGCAGGTTCAAAATACTATAATTGCAGAGCAACCACTATTTCCGGATTGATGTTTATTCGAACCACAGTAATAAATAAAATACTTAATTTGACAAAATTTGTCAAAGGAATACAAGGAGGCACTTCAGCGGGGAAAACCTTTGGAGTGCTTCCTATTTTAATTAATATCGCAACCAAAACCGAGTTAACCGAAATTAGCGTAGTGGCTGAATCAATACCACATCTCAAACGTGGGGCGATGAAAGATTTTAAAAAGATAATGAAAGAAACGGGGCGATGGTTTGACAATAGATGGAACGCAACCGATTTCAAATACACGTTTGCCAACGGATCACAAATAGAGTTCTTCTCTGCGGATAACGATGCAAAGTTGAGAGGTGCGAGGCGTGATTATTTGTATATGAATGAAGCGAACAATATGGTATTTCACGCATACACCGAACTCGCCTCACGAACAAAATTAGGAGTTTATTTAGACTGGAATCCAACAAATGAATTTTGGTTCCATACTGAACTCCAAAATGATAGTGATGTGGATTTTATAATCGTTAACTATTTGGATAATGAAGCCTGCCCGGAATCCGCTTTGAACTTCATAAACAAAGCAAAGCAAAAGGCGTTAACTTCATCATATTGGGATAATTGGTATAAGGTTTACGGATTAGGCCAACTCGGAACGCTGGAGGGCGTTATATTCGAGAATTACGAATTAATCGATACAATACCAGCAGAGGCAAAGTTAATCGGTTACGGGTTAGATTTTGGATATAGCAACGATCCAAGCGCACTTATTGAAGTTCACGAATACGATGGTAAAATAATTTGCAACGAGGTTATTTATAGCACCTCACTTTTGAATTCCGATATTATCAACTTAATGAGCCACGATAAACGCCTCCCGATTTGGGCAGATAGTGCAGAGCCGAAAAGTATTGAGGAAATACGCAGAGCAGGATATAATATCAAACCGGTTGTAAAGGGTGCCGACTCGATTAATTTTGGTATTTCAGTCCTGCAACAAAAGCAAATGTTAATCACAAAGTCAAGCGTGAACCTTATCAAAGAACTCCGAGCGTATAGCTGGGATGTTGACAAGACTGGCAAAAAATTAAACAAGCCGATTGATTCAATGAACCACGCTATCGATGCGCTTCGATACTTCGCAATGATGCAACTTGCAATCAAGCCAACACGAAAAGTAATAATTACATAAACAAAACAATATTTTTTAGTCTTATAAGTATGAGAGTAATAATTCCAACAGATTTAAAAGAAATAACGCTATCACAATACAAGCGTTACCAAAAAGTAGTAGCCGACAATGCAGATGATGAAACGTACATTTGTATTCAGATGGTGGCTATCTTTTGCAATATAGAAGTTAGCGATGTGATGAAACTTCCAGCCTTGGAGTTTGCCGATATAGTAAAAACAATAGCGCAAACACTCGACCAATCTCCTGCACTTACAAGAACATTTAAAATGAATGGCGTTAACTACGGATTTATTCCTAATATGGAACGGATTAGTTTAGGAGAACACGCAACGATTGATACGTGTATGGGCAAAGATGAATTAACCGAGTTGATGCTTTCAGTAATGTACAGACCTATCAAAAGAAAAGCGGGAGAGTTTTACGAGATTGAAGAGTTTACTGGAGATGAATCTTTAGCGTTAAATTTCAACGATACACCGATGCACATAGTTAGGGGTGCAATGGTTTTTTTTTGGAGTTTATTCAGCGAATTATTGAATCACACCCTTTGCTCTATTCCCAAGATGGCAGCGAGGGAGAAGCTGAATTTGGCGGAAGTTTTACCGAACGCTGGGGATGGTATCAATCCTTTATCACAATTAGCCGAGAACTTAAAATTAGAATTTCAGACGTTGGAAAAGAACCTCTTTTTGAATCACTCACGTTATTATCTTACCTAATTGATGAGAGCAAAGAGGAAGCACGTAGAATAAAACAAACACAACAGAAATGAACCAATATTACACTTGTTTAAACTTCATCCGAGATAGCATAAAAGGCGCGCCATTCGTTAACACGATCACGCAGGGAACAGATATAATCGATAACGTCAAAAAGAATATATTTCCACTTGCACATATTAATATTTTAAACGCATCGGCACCCGGACAAAGCAATACTTTTACGTTTGAGATTGCGGTCCTAGATATTCGAAACGTGTCAAAGGTAAAATCAAATAATAAGTTTCTGGGGAACGATAATGAGATTGACAATTTGAACACTTGCCACGCCATTATAAATTATGCATTAACCAAAATGCAGTTAAGTAGAAATCAGTTTGATATTGAAATCGAAAACGTTTCAGATTTAACTCCGATCCTTTTAGAATTTACAAATATGTTGGATGGATGGAAAGTAGATTTAACGCTTTCAATTCCGAACAACGCAATGAGTGTTTGTTGTGAAGATTGAGAACGTACAAGCAGCGTTAAACGAGTTCGGAAAACTTGTTATTGATCGAGCGAAGTCTAACTTAAAGAAAGGAGGCAAATACGGTTCACACAATACAAGTAACAAGTTGACCAACTCGTTAAGGTTTGAAACAAAGGAAAGTGCTAGAAGTATTGCTTTTGATTTTTACGCTGAGGATTATTGGAAGTTTTTAGACCAAGGAGTTAAGGGTAAAATTTCAAGCGCACTAGCACCAAACTCAGATTTTAAATTTGGTAGCGGAACTGGAAAAAAAGGCGGGTTACGTGCTGCCATCGATAAATGGGTTGTAAGGAAAGGATTGGCAGGAACGAGGGGAAAGGATGGTAAATTTATTACAAGGAAGCAAATGGTTTCTAAAATAAGCCGAAGTATATACTTAAAGGGTACACCCGAAACAAAGTTTTTTACAGAAGCCTTTGAAACTACGTACAAAAGTTTAGATGAAAATATAGTTGAAAAATACGGTTTGGATTTAGAAACGTTTTTGAAATTCACGTTAAAAGAAATAAAATAATGAAAGTAATATTTGTTCGAAGTCCTTATAAAATTCTAGTTGATGAAGCTACGCAGGTTTATACTAAATGCGTGGTTGATATAATTGACCCTGCTGGAGTGCTACCAAATAAAACCGTAACACTAGAAAAGCAAATACCTGATACAGTTAATCGGGATTGCTGGTTTAATATTTCGCCTTACATAAAAGACGAAATAGAAAACATCGCACCGAGTGCAATTACGCCAACGGATGAAGACGCAAATATGTGGCGCAAGGTTGAAGTTACAACGTATTGGAAAGTAGATATAAACGATGAATGGACAGAGTTAGAAGTACAAGAGTTTGTTGCAGTAAATGGGTACAACAATTATCAAGGTGGTTACAATCAATCAATCACTTCGGATGTTGTTTTATTAACCAATCCTGATGTAAAAATTTACCGCTCCGATAATAACCAATATTTTAATTTACTGATTGATTTTACAACTGGAACTTATGATTTAATTTACAGATATAGAAATTTTGCGGGTACAACGATTGAAAATGTAGTTGTTATTGGTAGTGGTTATGAAAGTGGAATTTATATGTACAAAGTTCCTTATCGAACTGCAACTGCTGGACTTGAAAACGGTAATACTGTACAGGTTAGATACAATACTTCAGGAAGTGTACCTGCACAACCTTTTATTTACTTCTTAAATGGAGACGATTGCCTTTACACACCGATTAAATGCGCGTTTATAAACTCAAAAGGTGGGTGGCAATACCTAACATTCTTTAAAGCACGAACCGACAGCTACGAAGTAAAGAGCAAAGGTTTTAATTTATTAGCTGATGCGGTTGATTATAACCCATTAAGAGGGCAACGCAAAGAATTTAATTTTGATTTAAAGCAAAGTGTTAAATTGAATACGGGTTGGGTAGATGAAAACACAATCGAGTTACTTGTAGAGTTAATGACTAGCGAAACTATTTTACTAGATAACGAGCCAGCAACACTAAAAGACAAATCTTTACAAAAGAAAACAAGGTTGAAAGATAAAATGATTAATTACGAAATGAATTTTGAGTACTCGTTTAACTTAATAAACGATGTAGACTAATGGTAGGAATTTACATTTATATCGATGAATTAATTGACGATGTACTCACGCCAATTTCAAGACGAATAGAATTATTTGCTGATGAAACAATTACTATCACATCATCAATTCAGAATTTCAACGATTTAGGAAAAATATTTACAGACTACTCCAAATCGTTTACAGTACCAGCGAGTGCGGTTAATAATAAAATCTTTTCGCATTGGTATGAAAATTCAGTTAGTGATGGTTTTGACCAAAGAAAAAAATACTTTGGTAGAATAGAGATTGACGATATACCTTTTCGGTTTGGCAAATTTCAGTTAGAGAAAGCCGACAAAAAAGATAATATGATTGAAAGCTATACTATCAATTTTACAGGCAATTTAACGCAACTAAAAGACAGTTTCAAAGATGACAAGTTAAATAGTTTAGATTATAGTCAATTAAACTTTAATTACACTCAAGCAAATGTTAGTATTATTTTAAACGGAGTTGTAGGTATTTCTGAAAACCTTGCATTCCCTTTAATTGGAAGTGATAGGCGTTTTGAGTGTGGAACTGGCAGCGGTTCAGATATTACAACAACAGCAGGAACTATTGATGCAAGAGATTTATTTCCTGCTATTCCAGTTTACAAAATATTTAATTTTATTCAAACAAGATATAACCTTACTTTTAGCGGTGTATTTTTAGAAAGTATATTGTTTAAAAAACTATGGTTATATTTAAAAAATGCGGAAAAGTTTACTGCTAAAACAGAACCTTTAAAAATTAATTTTACCTCAAGAGATTCTGACTTTAACAACACTACAAGGGGTTATTTAGACTTGACGACTGATGAATTAATTTTTAGATTTAATGATTTACCACCAGCAAATCCTTTTGCCAATGTTAGACTTGAATCTTGGATTAAAATATTTCCGACAGACTCTAGTATTCAATACACAGTTGAAATTTATGATAATGATATTCTTTACTTAACCTATGAAAATCTTTTTGGAAATACTGACCAATGTTATTTCTCAAAATTACGAGTAGATGAAGCTAAAGTAAATGGAGAATATCCTTTACATAAATTTTCTTTTAAAATAGTATCAAATTTACCGATGACTTTTACGTCAACTATTCAGTATAAAAGAAATTACAATATACCTCCTCTTACTGCTTTTACAGATATGTTTGGTAGTTCAAGCGCACAAACAACAACAACAAAATTAAACATACAAAATTACGTTCCAGACATTACAATAGAAGCTTTTATAATAGGAATTATGAAAGCGCACAATTTAATGATTATTCCATTAAGCGAAACATCTTTTGAGTTTGTTACAATGGATGTTTATTTTGAGCGTGGTACAATTTTAGATTTAACAGAATATTGCGGTACAGATCAAGAACAAATTAGTAAACCGAAAATATTTAAGTCAATTAAATTTGCTTATGAAAAGTCAGAAAACATACTTAATAATGCTTTTCGTGGATTGTTCAACCGAGAATATGGAGATTTAAATTACACAAACGAAAATATTACAAGTACTGAAGTTTACGATGTAAAATTACCATTTGAGGATATACTTTACGAGCGTTACATTCCACCAATTACAAGCGGAACGACTGTAACAAATTTTGTAACTGCTACGCTATGGAATAAAGACCAACAACCTTATACTCCTAAACCAGTATTGATGTACTTAAATAGCCGAGTTCCTTTATTAATAGATGGAGTAAATACACCAATTAAATACGACTTTGGCGGCACACTTTTTAATTTACCTAATTATAGGTTATTTACAAATGAAATATCAATAGGAGCAACCGATCAAGCCTATTTATACTCTTTAAATTTTGGCGATGAGTTTGGAGTGGTAAATACTGACCTAGCACCGCCAAAGGGTTTATTTACTACTTATTATTCAAAATATGTGGAAAATCTGTACAATATTAGAACTCGAAAAGTAACGGTAAAAGCGATGCTAAATACTTTAATTGTAAATAGCATTCAGTTATACGATAGAATTATTTTAAAAAATAAACGATATACGATTAACACGATGACCGTTGATTTAACGACAAAGGAAACAACCTTTGAATTGTTAAGCGATTTTAGACAGTTTAGCGATGTAAATTTAGGGCTTCGTAATACAAACATTCAAAATTTAGTTATAGACAATACAGCGCAAGAAATAGAGGTGCAAGTATTTTTAAATGATAACGATTTTTGGGAATCAAAAGCCGCAGCTGGTTTTCTAGGGGGAACTTATTCAAGCGGTGGCAACGTTTACAAAGATGGACTTTTAAATGTTTCAGTTCCAGCAAATACAACTGGCGTTAATCGAACTGACAATGTATTATTAGACTACTTTAAAGGCGCATCATCAATACAAATTTCAATACCAGTATTACAAAATGCTTAATCAAATACTAGAAATGCTACAAATAGCAGAGGACTATAAAGGCAACGAGATAATCGAAACCGCAAAGGGAAAATATCAATATACAAATAACTGGGAATTATTTAAAAAAGCAGCGAAATGGCAATAGAGAAAGTAATTGATATAAAAGTACAAGGCAACGCGGATGAGGCGGTTGGTTCATTACGTTCGCAATTAAGAGCAGCGCAGGCGGATGTAGCTGCATTATCTGAAAAGTTTGGAGTTACGTCGCAACAAGCAGTCGAGGCAGCTAAAAAAGCGGGAGAATTAAAAGATAGGATTGGCGATGCAAAAGCGTTAACAGATGCGTTTAACCCCGATGCGAAGTTTAAGGCGTTGAGCAGTTCCCTAGCAGGAGTTGCTGGTGGATTTGCTGCGGTGCAAGGTGGGATGGCTTTGTTTGGTGCGCAATCGGAGGAAGTTGAAAAGACACTTTTGAAAGTTCAAGCCGCAATGGCACTATCGCAAGGTTTACAAGCTATTGGAGAGAGTGTTGATAGTTTCAAACAATTAAGCGCAGTAATTCAAAGCACTACAACTTTTAAAAAATTAGATACTTTAGCAACCGCAGCGGCAACGGTAGCGCAAAGATTATTTTCTAGCGCAGTAACTACAACCGCAGTATCATTTAACGCTTTAAAAACCGCTATTGTTAGTACTGGTATAGGTGCTTTAGTAGTTGGACTTGGTTATTTAGTAGCGAAAATGAATGAAAGTTCAGATGCAACTGAAGAATTGACTGATAAGCAAAAAGGACTTAACAGACAATTAGAATACGGTAAAGAATTAGCCGATTTTAACGCCAAAGGAATAGATTATAATACTCAAATTGAATTAGCTGCGGCAAAACAAAGAGGCGCAAGTGATAAGGAGCTAACACAAATTAAACTTGATGGCGTTAATGCTAGAAGAAATGCCAATTATGAAGAAATTAAATCTATTGCAGCCACTCAAAAAGAGGGTTATAATTTAACAAAAGAACAAAATAAAAGAATACAAGAATTAACGGCAGAAAATTTAGATTTAGAAAGGAAAGGCAGATTAGAAATTGCCAATTTTAATGCAGAACAAGCTGAAAAAGAAAGAGAAGCCGAAAAGAAAAGCGGTGAGGAAAAAACAGCAAATACAGAAAAAAATAAAAAAGAAGAAGCCGCTGCATTAAAAGCAATAGCGGATAAAAAATTGGCTGATGATATGAAGTCAGCACAAGATGCAATTAACATATTAAATACATTAAGCCAAAATAATGAAACTCCAGCAGAAAAAGCGGAGCGAGAATATAAAGATAGAAAAGCAGTTTTAGAGGCTAACAATTTATCGACTGAAGAATTAACAAGGCAACATTTAAAAAATTTAGCAAATATTGAACTTGATATAGCCGCTAAAAAAATTGAAAAAGAAGATTCTGAATTTCTAAGATTACAAGAGTTAACACTTGAAAAAGATGATTATGATAAGCTAGTTTTAACTCAAAAATATGAATCTGAATATTTAGCGGCAGAGGGTAATGCTGAATTGCAAAAGCAACTTAAAATAAAATTAGATAAGGATATTATAGCAGTAGATGTAGCGACTGCCGCAACACAAGATGAAATAGAAAAGAAAAAACAACAAGCTAGACAGGTTGCCCTTTCGGCTTATTCATCATCACTAAAAACAGCTGCAAGTTTATTGGGAGAAAGCACAGATGCTGGTAAGGCAGCGGCAATAGCAGCTACAACAATAGATACTATTCAGTCGGGAGTTTCGGCTTTTAAAGGAATGGTGAGCGCAGTGCCTGGACCTGTTGGTATTGCGTTAGGGGCAGTTGCGGCAGCTGGTGCATTAGCTTCTGGTTACGCATCGGTTAAAAAGATTTTAGCAGTTAAAACTCCTAAAGGTGGCGGAGGTGGAGGCGGAGGTGCAGCACCAACAATGAGCGGTGGCGGTGCAGCAGGTGGAGCAGCACCACAATTCAACGTAGTAGGTAATAGCGGAGTTAATCAATTAGCAAACGTGATGAGCACTCAACAACAAACACCTGTTAAGGCTTACGTAGTTCCGAGCGATGTTACAACGGGGCAATCACTAGACCGCAACATCATACGAAATGCGAGTTTAGGATAAAAGTTTATAACAAAATAATTAAATTCAGTCTTAAAGATATGCAAACTTACAAAGTGGTTTTAAACGAAAATGATGAAAGCGGAATTTACGCAATTTCTTTAGTGGATGATCCAGCCACAAAGGAGTTATTTATATCACTTTCAGCAGAGCAAACCGATATACAACTTGCAACGGTAAACGAGGAAAAGAGGATAGTAGTTGGAGCGGTTTTAATTCCAAACCAACTAATAATGAGAAACGATCCCGATGGAGGGGAGCCTTTTAACATTATGTTCGAGGCAGAAACAATAAAAGAAATCCACGAAAAGTTTATTAAAAACGGATTTCAAAACAATTCAACTATCGAACACGATGGGAAATTTATAGAAGATGTAACCTTTACAGAAACGTGGATAAAGGAGGATGACGTACACGATAAGTCGGTTTTATACGGATTTAAGCACCCGATTGGAACTTTGTACGGGATGCAGAAAATAAACAATGACGAGGTTTGGAATGACTATATAAAAACTGGAAAAGTGAAAGGCTTTTCAATCGATGGTACAAAATTCGGATTAGAGAAAATTAATTTAAATACTAACTATATGAATCTAGAAGCGATTGCAAATGCAATTAAAGAGGGGTTTGCTGCGATAAAATTATCGAGCGATAACCCAGCACCCGAAGTGGTGGATGTAAAATTGGCACAAATGAAACTTAGCGATGGAGTTACAGTTTTAGAAGCGGCAAGTTTTGAAGCTGGTCAAGAAGTAAACATCGTAGCTGAAGATGGCACGACTACTCCTGCTCCAGTTGGCGAACACGAATTGGAAGATGGCAACATCTTAATAATTACAGAAGCGGGAATTATCGCTGAAATCAGAGTTAAAGAAATGGAAGCTGAAGAAGTGGAAATGAGTAACGATGGAAAATTTGAGGCGTTAATCAAAACAATCGTAATGAATTTGTCTAGCGAAGTGGCTAAGCAAATGAACGATCTTAAAGTTGAATTGAAAGCGGAAATTTCAGAGGCAAAAGAAATTCAATTAAGCGCAAGCACAAAAGCAAAACCAGAAGTTAAAGATGCAAAACCTTTCGAGGCAATGACAGCTTTGGAACGACACAGAGAAATCAAAAAACAATTAAAATAACAACTAAAAACTAAAAAAAATGGCAATAAGCTATACACCAGTAGACATTAGAGGGGTTGCAGTAGAACCAATCCTTGAGGAAGTATTATTCGCAAATAAAACTATTAGCGATGGATACGTAACATTTAACGACAACATCAAAGCCGGTACAATCTTTACAGAGGCTGGAGTTGACGTAACTGCACAACTATACACAGGTAGTGCTTTGAGTTCAAGCGGAAGTATTAACATTACAGACCGTACAATTACACCTACAAAACTAGAGTACAAGCAAACATTCTTACAAGAGGCTTTACGTTCATCTAGATTTAACCGTTCAATGAATCCGGGAGCGTTCAACATTGAATCAAGCGAGTTCGCTTCAACTGTTTTGGCAATGGTTGGACCAAACGTTTCACAAGATGCAGAAAACATTTTTTGGGGTGGTATTACAAGCGGAACAAAAACTGCAATCGCTGCATTAACTCCGGGATCTGCACAAGGTTCGATGACTGCTGCAACACAAACTGCGGTTGCTGCTTTAACTGCTGGACTTGTTGATGGAGTATTTGCAAAAGTACTTTATGATAACGCTGCAATTGGTGGTTATATCAAAGTAACTGGAACAACTGTAACTGCTGCGAACATCGCTGCGGAAGTTGGTAAAATCTTTGCTGCAATACCAGCGGAAAACTTACTCGATACAGTTTCTCCAACAGTTATCTATTGCCCACGTTCTTGGAAGCAATTATGCTACAACGCTAACAATGCGGTTGGTGCTGCTCAACAAATCAACTTTGTAATAACTGGAGATAACTTTAACAATTCTCAAGTGTTTTACAACGGAATTGAATTGTTGTTCGTTCCTGCTCCAAATGCTTTGATGGCTTACGCTCAAAGAAAAGCGGCAGTATCTTGGAATACAGATTTACTTGACGATGTAAACAGATTTGAAGTAGGTAAATTGGTTAACGATGGCGATGTTCAATTTGTACGTTCAATCTACACATTGGCAGCGAATGTAGGTCAAGCTACAAAAGGAGTACTTTACGGAGGATAAGAAGTAACTAAGGGGGATTAGTTTCCCCCTTTATTTTAAATAAAAATATTATGGCATATTGTCCAATAACTGCGGGTAGACTTTTGAATAATTGTAAAAATCAAAGAGGAGGTATTAAAAACCTTTACTTTGCGAATTACGATTCTTACGGTTTTGTAGTAGCAGCGCAAGCGGTTACCGATTTGGGAACTTTAGACGAAGTTTTTAAATACGAAGTAAAAGCTACAACAAACGCACTAACAGAAACGGGTACAAGTTCTGAAGATAACGGAACTTATTTAGTGGCTCAATCTTTGGCGGTTACACTTCCAAAATTGGCGGCAGATTTACAAGCGCAAGTACAATTAATTTGTCAGGGCAGACCTTTTGTATTTGTAGAAGATTACAACGGTAATATTATGCTTTTAGGAGCAACAAATGGCACAATGAGCAACTGTACCAAAGCGAGTGGCGCAGCGGGAGGCGACCTCTCAGGATTTACACTTACCATCACTGCCGAGGAAGGTTCATTATCTCCTTTCTTAGATAACACTACAAAAGCTGAATTGTTAACTTTTGTATCTGCAACGGTTGTTTCTTAAATTTTAGCTTAACTTACTACTTAAACCCATCTTAATTGATGGGTTTTTTGTTACAAATCGATATATTTTAGTCTTATAAATATGATAGTCTTTTCAGTAGCAACAAATCACACGTTTAAATGTATCCCAGCTAGCTATAATGGTGGCGAAATTGTGTTAAATTTACGTGATGAACTTAAAAATATTACCTATTCGATTGAATATGATAATGTTTTTTACCAAAACTTTCAATTAATAATCACATTTTCGGATTTTCAGACCATCGAGGGGCAAAGTTTTGAGTGTGTAGTACTCGAAAATGACGCAATTACGTACAGAGGCAAGGCTTATGTTACTGCTCAAACAGATCTAGAAAACTACGAAATGAACAACGGCATTCTAAAAGTATAAAAATGGCTAATAAACCACAACAAAGAGTATTCGAAATTCAATTATCAAACTACATCCGCCCAGAAATTAAAGAGGTGCAGGGTAAAAAGTGGGTATTGAATGGGCGAAATAACGAATTTTACAAAACGATTATTGATGCTTATAACGGATCAACTACAAATAGTGCAATAATTGATAGTTACGCCAATTTCATTTACGGTAAAGGGATTAACTCCAACGAGAAGTTAACCAAGCCAAAAGAGTGGAGCGCATTAAACACCATATTTGATAAAAAGGAATTAAGAAAAATTTGCAAAGATTTTGAAATGTTTGGAGAGGCTTCGGTTGAAGTGAAATATTTGAATAATGAAGTACGAAAAGTTTACCATATTGCAAAAGAAAGGGTTGCTCCCGAAGTAGCCAACGAGGATGGCGATATTACGGGATATTGGTATAGTTATGATTTTTCAAATGTTCAAAAATATAAGCCCGAGCGTTATGATGCTTTCGGATTTGGTAGTGGAGGCGGAGAGCGTTCAGAAATTTATATTATTAGAGATTACCAAGTCGGACAATTTTACTATTCTAACCCTAGTTATGTAAGTGGTTTAAGTTGGGCAAAATTTGAGGAGGAGTTTCAAAACTATTGTATTAAGCATATTCAAAATGGACTATCTTTTGGGTACATTATAAATATGAACGCTGGAGTTCAAGCGAGTGAGATTGAAATAATGGAAAGCACTCGCAGAATTCGTGAGAATTTAACCGGATCAAATAAAGCTGGGAATTTCTTTTTAAATTGGAACGACAACAAAGATAGTGAGATTACAATTACTGCCTTAGAAGTTAGCGAAGCGCATAAACAATATGAATACTTAACTGCTGAAGCTAGGCAACAACTTTGCACCGCTCACAAACTTACTTCACCGATGTTGGTAGGTATAAAAGAGGCGAGCGGATTTAGTTCAAACGCTGACGAAATAAAAGTCGGATTTGCGGAGTTGATGATAAATGTAATTACTCCAAAGCAAGAAATTATTTTGGATGGCTTAATGGAAATATTATCGGCAAACGGTATTAGTTTGGATTTGCAGTTTTTAAGTTTAAGAAGTGAGGCCCCAACAATTACACCAACTGAAACAATAGTAACACCAATTCAAATGGCTGCGGATGATTTTTCAGACTTAGGAGAGGAAATAGATTTGAACGAGTGGGAGTTAATTAGTGCCGATCCAGTTGACTACGACAAAGAAGAGGAGAGAGATGCGGAGTTGGAGAGGTTAAACTCTACAACCGTTAAATTAATGAATGTTGCTTTGGCAGATGTAAAGACTGGAACTGCAAGACCAAACGCAAGGAGTTCACAAGATGGCGTTATATTTAAAAGCCGATATAGATACAGCGGGAACCCAAACCCGGAACGTGAGTTTTGCAAAGCAATGATGAGCGCAAATAAATTGTATAGAAGAGAGGATATTGCTTTAATGAGTGAGCGAAATGTTAATCCTGGATTTGGAATGCGACCAAACCCAAACAAGCCTTATGATATATTTTTATGGAAAGGTGGCGGATTGCTTTCAGAGGCTTTCCCTTTTGGAACTTGTAAGCATTTTTGGGTGCGTGAAACGTACAGATTAAGAGCCGATGTAAACAATCCTTTAGCTGAAAAAATTACACCTGCAAAAGCAAGAAAAGAGGGCGAAATTTTACCAGCATTAAAACCAAGTGAATCAAAAGCATATATCGCGCCTCACGATATGTAACCTACAAAAAAAAGTATTATGAATATTTGGCTAAGAGAAAACGAACTTACAAAAAACACCCTACTAGGTGGCAATATAGATATTGATTTATATATCCCTTGCATTGCAGACGCACAAAGAACAAGACTTGAGGAAATTCTAGGGGAAACGCTATTTAATAAAATTGATGTTGACTTCGGAAACGATGATTTAAGCGGTTTATATCTTACTTTGTTTGATGATTACATTAAGCCATTTTTAATACACCAGAGCGCAGTAGAATATCTTTTGGTGGGTGCTTATAAGATAACGAATAATGGGATTTATAAAACACAACCCGAAAACACCGCAGCAGTTGATAAAACCGAAGTTGATTATTTAGTAAATAACCAAAGATTAAAAGCGGAAATGTATCAAGGGCGTTTAGAGCGTTGGTTAATGCTAAACGAATTACCAGAATATTTAAGTGCAGATAGTCAAATTGTGCCTCCAGTTTACAACAAAAGTAGTATTTTAAATAGATGGTACTTTTTAGATCCGAATAACAACTATTTTTAAAATGAGAAAAGTAGACAAAAGAACAGAGGACAATATAAAAAAATTACAAAAGTATTTATCAAATGAAAACAGTAAATTTCACGCACAAACGAGGGGATACATTTTACGCGACACTATTCAACGTAAAAGTAAATAATGTTGATCTCGATTTAACCGATGCAGTTATTTTAATGCAACTTCGAAAAGAGGCTGGAGGCGTTATTGCATTAACTCCCGATTTAACCATTACCGATGCCGTTGGTGGGGATTTTCAAATTGATGAGCAAATTATAAATATTCCTGCGTGTACTTATCAATACGATATACAAATAACTTTAGCGGATGATACGGTTGTAACGTGGATTAGTGGATTGTTTATTATTAACGACGATATTTCAAGATAATGGCAGTAGATATAACGATTAACGAAACGATTGATGTTGTTGATATTACGGTAAACCCTAATATAATAGAGGTTAATGTAACTAGGACCAGCGGAGGCGGAGGCGGTTCTCAAACACTAGCACAAACTTTAGATTTAGGCAATCAAACTGGTGGCGAAAATATACTCGTTAATAATGCCGATGCGATTGAACTAGAGAATACTTCTTTACTAAAAAAAGGAACGTATGATTTTGGCGGTAATGGTGGTATATCTCGTATTTGCTCAAATCAGTACGAGGATATGTGGCAGAATGGATTTAGACACGTATTTGACCAAAGCGGATTTATAAGAAATTCAAGTAATGGATTTGATTTAGTTCCTGATTCTAGCTTTGATGTTACTTTGCGTTTTAAAGTTGGTTCATTTTGGACTTTAGATAATGGCACTACTTACATTTGTACAGATGCAACAGAGGGCGCAGCAGAATGGGAAATTTATCATAATTTTATTCCTACACTTCAACAAGTAGTTAATGAAGATGGGCAACTAACAGATTCAGCAATTGCATTTGATTCTGTTGGAAATCCTAATTTAACAAGTGCAGTTAGCATAGATGGTTTATCATTTGTAGAAAATGATGGTATTGATGAAGAAACAACTGTATACGCATCAAATGGTATTCAAAGAAACTTAAACGCAAATGGCACTTTGCTTAATTTTGAAACACCTACAAATCCTGATAACGTAGTATTAGTTCCAAACGGAAGTGGAACACTAGCTTTTACTTCTGATATTCCAGCCGCAGGAGTTCCTTACACAGGCGCGACTGCTGATGTTAATTTAGGTGAGTTTGGTTTACTTACTGGAAACATAGAGTTTGACAATACACCGACAAACATTCCAACGGGTGCTGGTTCATTAGTTTGGAACGATACAGATGGAACTTTAGATTTGAAATTAAAAGGCGGGAATGTTACATTACAAGTAGGTCAAGAAAATGTTATTCGAGTAGTAAACAAAACCGCAACTAACGTAAATCTATTAGAAGCCAATTACCAAGCGGTAAGAGTTACTGGCGCACAAGGTCAAAGATTAAAAGTTGATTTAGCACAAGCCACAACAGATGCTTTATCGGCTGAAACAATAGGACTTGTAACAGAAACAATAAATAACAATCAAGAGGGTTTTATCACTACAAGCGGACTGATAAGAAACGTAAATACAACGGGTTCTTTACAATCTGAAACGTGGGCAGATGGCGATATTTTATATTTATCTCCAACAACTGCGGGTAGAGTTACAAAAGTAAAACCAACTGCACCAAATCATTTAGTTATTATCGGTTATGTTGTAAGCGCACACGCTACGCAAGGTTCAATCTTTGTAAAAGTAGATAACGGTTATGAATTAAACGAACTTCATAACGTTAAAATAACTAGCGAAACAAACAATCAATTATTAGCGTACACTTCTGCAACAGATATTTGGCAAAATAAAAATTTAATTGATATAGTTGAAGATTTTAATAAAACTAAAGGAATTATATTTTTTGATGACTTTTTAGGAACTAATGATAACGCTGGAATTGCAACATCAACTGGAGTTACAATGTCTGGGGTTGGTACTGGTTCAATTACTAGAATAACTGGCGTTTATCCTAATAGAACAAATCAACAAGGAGTTATTCAATTAGCTACTGGAACTTTGATTACTGGAAATGCGAGTTATAGATTAGGTTCGGTAAATACGCCTACGTTTTTTATTGGTAGTGGTGCTATTTCTTACGAGGTTTTAATCAATATAGAAACACTTTCAACTTTAGCCAATAGGTTTGTAAATGTATTCGGATTTTATACTGGTTCAAGCATAACAACGAGTAACAATTTAATTAGTTTTATTTACGATGAGGGCGGAGTTTTTGCGAGTGGTGGTATTGGTGCATCACCTAATTGGAAATGTGTAACAGGAAATGCGGGTACAAGAACTTCAACTGATTCAACTGTTGCGGTAACTGCGAGTGCGTGGACAAAATTAAGAATAGAAATAAACGCAAATGCAACATCCGTAGGGTTTTACATAAACGATACTTTAGTGGCAACGAACGCTAGTAATATTCCAGCTACAACAACTGCTATGTATTTTTTAAATGGTATGCAAAAAACAACGGGATTGACTTCTGTTAATATGTACGCTGATTATTTATCCTTTAAACAAACATTCACAACTGCAAGATGATAAAATATAAATACACACTAGGAAACCAAACTATTGAAACTTTAAACTTAAATGATATTCCTGATGGACTTTCATTTGAAACAATAGAGTTTGAAATAGAAGTTGAACAAGAAGCGACTGCACCAAGTTTAACAGTAAACGAAGTTATTATCGATTTAGTTACAAGACAAGTTCAAGTAATGAGCGATGAGGAAAAAAGCGAATTGTTAAATTTACTAAATGCCTAATGAAAAAGATATTTAAGTCGATTTTAAGAGATATAAAGAGTTTAGATATGATAATACTCAACCGTTGGCATTTACACGCACCAATAGCGTTTATTGTGGGTTGTTTATTGTATTTTGCGATTCGCGAATCAATTACCGATACATACGTTGCAACGGAAATAGCTTTTAAAATATTTGTTCCTAGTTTTATAGGATTTATTTTCTTATTTTCTTTTGAATCATTCCAACAAAGCGGCAGAATTATTGGCGAATTAGAAAAATTTGAAAGCGACAAGGATTTATGGGTTGGCGAAATATTTTTAATTATAGGGGTAATATTAACACATTTGTTATGGTAAATTTTTTTAGTGAATATTGGGAGGCAATTTTAGCAGCATTAAGCGCACCAGTTGCGTGGTTTTTTGGAGGCAGAGCAAAGCAAAGACAAGATGCGGTTAGCACGATGAAAACGATGTACGATGATTTTTTAATTGTTTACCAATCACGAATGAATGAAGTGATGCAAGAGGTTACCGATTTGAAGAAGCACAATCTTACCTTGCAAAGAGAATTTAATGATATTCAAAAACTACACGCAAAAGAATTACAAAAATCTCAAAAGTTGGCTAAAGACTATGAGCAGTTAAAAGGGTTATATGACCGCTTAAAAACTGATTTCGATAATTACAAAAAATTAAAGTAATGAGCAAAGTAGTAGAAATTGCAAAAAAAGAAATAGGACAAGGCGAAGTACCTTTAAACAGCAATAAAACAAAATACGGCAAATGGTTTGGATTTGATGGCGTAGCTTGGTGCGGTATGTTTGTGAGTTGGTGTTATGATCAAGCTGGTGCGCCTCTTGGGAATATTGGTTTTAAAAAAGGATTTGCAGGTTGTCAAACCGCAGTAGCGCATTATCGTAAAACAAATAGAATTACAACTAATCCAGTTGCAGGAAATATTGTTTTCTTTGATTGGAATAAAGATGGTAGACACGACCATACTGGGATATTTGTGCGATGGATAGAAGTAAATAAAACCTTTGAAGCGATTGAGGGCAATACGGCAGTAGGGAACGATTCAAATGGCGGCAATGTAATGCTCCGAACTAGGAAAAATATAAACGTATTATTTGTAGATCCGTTTTAAAATTATAAATTCTACATTTGTTTAACTAAAAAAGAAAACTATGTTATCAAAATGGAGTATCTATGACAATAACATACTTGAAATAGTAAACAATTCAAATAGAGATTTAAAAAAAATTGACATTATCAGGGAAATAGATGATAATTTAAATGGAGCAGACAAAAAATCTTTTAGTAAATATTTAGAACGCAACCTTAAAAGAATTTGCGACGATCACGAGGGTATTTACAACGCTACAAATAGTCTAGATATAGCCAATACAACCGTTAAACATATGTGGGTAAAAAATAAAGAGGCGTCTTTATTTGTAAAAAATCCTAATTATGTTGAGCAAGTTACGCAAGACTTACAAGAACTCAGAACAAAGTTAATTGATAACTTAAAAGATTACACTCCAAAATACCCACAGATTAAACGTTCTAAAAATTTAAAGAAAAGACTATTTGTATTTTCTCCAGCCGATATTCATATTGGAAAACTATGTAACGCATTTGAAAGCGGAGAAGATTATAACAATCAAATAGCGGTTAAACGTGTTTTAGATGGTTGTAACGGACTATTAAGCGAACTTCCAGCAGATAGCATAGATAAAATATTATTCGTTATTGGAAACGATATTTTACACATAGATAATACAAAAAGAACAACGACAAGCGGAACGCCACAAGATACCGATGGAATGTGGTTTGAGAATTTCTTAATTGCCAAACAACTTTATGTAGATATTATTGAAATTATGATGTCGGTTGCAGATGTTCACCTTGTTTTCAATCCTAGCAATCACGATTATACAAATGGATTCTTTTTGGCGCAAGTTATTGAGGCACATTTTAAAGATTGTAAAAATGTTACTTTTGATTGTAGCATTTCACATCGGAAATATTACCAATATGGGAACAATTTAATAGGTACTACTCACGGAGATGGTGCAAAGGAAAGCGATTTGGCTTTATTAATGGCGCACGAAAGTAAGCAATGGCACGAAAGCAAACATCGTTATTTTTATATCCATCATTTCCATCATAAAATAAGCAAAGATTATATGAGTGTATGTGTTGAGGCTTTACGTTCTCCTAGTGGTACAGATAGCTGGCATCATCGTAATGGCTATCAACATTCTCCAAAAGCGGTTGAGGGGTTTATACACGATTTTGAACACGGTCAGACAAGTAGATTAACGCATTTATTTTAATATGAGCCAAACACACTACCAACGGATTAAAAGAGTAATGCAATTTTATTACAAAAGAGGGCAAAACCGAGAAAACGTAAACGAGGTATATCGTAATATAATTAAAAAAAAATTAAAATGAAAATGAAATATTTAATACTTGCATTGTTCATTATTTCTTGCGGTTCACGTAAAATGAACAAAGAAGAAAAAAAAACCGACAGCATCGCCAAAACTATCGCAGTTACCAAAACCGATTCTATTTCAACCGATAGCACTTCAATAAAATTCGATGTTGTGAGTGAGGAAATAATTATCGAGGCAGTTGATAGCACCAAACCAATCGAGATTATAAATAATGAGGGTAAAGTAACTAAATACAAAAACGCCCGTATAAGCAAGAAAAAAAGAAAAGACAATACAATAGTAGTAAGTGAAAAGATAGTGGCTAAAATCGTAGTTGATTCACTCACTAACGAGATTGAAGTCAACAAAGTTGAAAGCACAAAGATTGTTTATAAGGAGCAATTCAACTGGAGTACTTTTATACTTCAACTCTGGTGGTTGTGGCTCTTGATTATACTAGCTATTTACCTAGCCTATCGATATTATAAAAGACTTTTGTTTTGATTCCACAATACGAATGGATAAAAAAGGGGATTGATTGGGTAAGAGTTGAAAAGCCAGTCAACAAATGGAAAGGTATTCCTCCGATTGAAGATGAAATAAAAAAGCCGCTAGATTAATAGCGGCTTTTCTAATTATCAAACCAAAACATTATGAAAGGCAAATGTATAAATTATTTAT